CGTCTTCTTTTCTTTCCTCGTACTTCTTTCTGGCTACGTCAGGGTCTTTTCCTGCGCCACCATCACCAATGCATAATTTGTTATCTACTTTGATTGTATTCAGGTCTTGTTGCGCGGTATTAATAACAGCAACTTTTCTATAGCCCAGCTTATGAAAAATCTCTGCAATTCTAGAGCCTCCTTGCCCAGCGCCTATAAACGCGAATCTAAATGCCCCCTCTATCTTGTCTTGTATCTCTTCTCTCGGTTTCGGGGGAGTAGGCATAGGTATATCCGGAACAATTAGATCCGGAGAACCGTATTGATACTCGTTAACGTCTGATGTCTTTTCGTCACTCATATTATTTGTTTATTTTATTACACCTCTAAACTCATAATGTACCACTTAGAAAAAGCCCTTGGTTTGTGTCCAGAGGGTCTAATTCGGTAGATAATTGTAAATTAACTGTCTTTCTTGTGTCTCCCACGCTCATTCCATAAGAAATTTCGTCAATTGTAGCATTTTTGAGAGTGTACCTCATTTTCTTGGTTCCGCCGGCTTTCTTTATATCCACCGAGATTTTATAACGGGGGTCATCTTTAATAAAATCATTAAACCCGCTAATTTGTCCTTCGTTTGCAATAAGCTCAATAGAAGAAGAGACTTCGGTTGGGTAAGCTATTAAATTATCTATATTCATTTTATGTCCCACGTAAGTTACGGGACTTCTTGGTAAAGAAAAATTAACAGAAAAATTTTGGACACTATCATTTTTTATGTCTACAAAGGTGGTGTCCTCTGTTGAATCAGTTATGCTAATCGATATATTTTCCGGTAATGTGATGTCCCCTTCTGAAGACATTATTACCTTATCGCTTCCGTCTTTCGGCAAGGTGATATTAAACGAGCCCGTCACATCTCTGGTTCTCCTGTTCAAGATGGGCATGTCTAAATCTTGGCCAGAAATAAAATAGTTTGCGTCATCGGCCGTAAAAGACATCGAACCCTGAGGGAGACTTCCTACTCCGGCACTGAAAGAATAAGACTCTAACCTACAGGTATGAAAAGACAACACTCCCGACACGTCATCTATACTAAGGCCGTTTAGATCTTTACCGTCTTTAGCTGTCGCAAGATAAATATTTCTTTTATCTTTGTGTCTGTTTGTTTCGGAAGAGATTCCGGAAGTTACGGGCCAATCTAATATATTTTTAGATACGTCTAATTTGATTAGCTCTTCGTTCTCAAAAGAGTTTGGAATATAATTTATAGTTAAGCTCGCCGTAGGCACCCCAGCAGCATATTTATCTATCGAAGAGGCTTTACCCAAAATTCCCGCTCCCTCTTTGGGTATAGAAAAATCATAGTCAATTGACTGGACATACTCTAAGCTCCCAGCAATGTCTCCTACTTCGGGACCGACAAATAGCCCTTCGTTTTGATATATGACTCTGTTTCTTGGCATGTTTATTCTGCCTTGCTAGAACACAGAATGCTTGCTAGATAACTATCTAGTTGGTGTTTGTATGCTATATCACCAATCTCCTTTACCCTGCTCGTATTCTGGTCAACCGGATTTTCTATGTACGCACCTATCTTTGATTCCCAATCTTCCGGGGTTTCGTTTGCAATGATGATTTCTGAAATCTGTTCTGCGACTTCCTTTTGAGCTTTGCTCAGCTTTCTTTTGCCGTGTTTTTCCCTTAGCGCCGCTTCTACTTTTAGATTTAGTTTTTGCGCAGAAACTAAGTTGTCTTTGATTTTAGAAAGAGAATAAAGCTCTTCTGAAGCGTTTACCGGAGTAGAGGTCTTTTGGTTACGGGTCCCTGACGGCCTACCGGACTCTTTAGAGACCTTTCTAGATTTCTGGACAGTCGTAGTTCCACTCTTGGGCGCGTTTTTCACTTTAACTTCATTAATTTTTTCTTGAGATTTGACAGACACCTCCTGCATTTCTTTTTGGACGTCCATGTTCTCTGTTTGCATCTTTTTCTGAGTTTCTGGTCCGCCCATGACAGGCTCGAAAAACCCTTTGTCACGCAGTTTCTTATATTCTTCTTGAGCCTCTATAGACTCTTCGTAGTCAGGAAGACGTCCGGTTTCAATAGCAGCAACCCCCTCTTCTGGAGTTAAAACGCCTAATTCTATAAGCCTAGTATAAATTCTTTGAACGTTGTATGCGTCATGTAAAGATATCTTGTCAAAATGAGGAGTTGGATAATTTTTAAGCCCGAGATCCTTTGAGATTTTTTTAATTTCTGGCATCAAGAAGTCTTCTATAAAAGCTTTTCTTGCTTGATTCAGTCTAGCTATAAAGACCTCTATCTTCGCACTTTGGTTTGCAAATTTTTCTCCAGACCCAGAGAAGAAGAGAATGTTGAGGCCCATTTGGATATCGGCATTTACTACTTCATATTTTTTGGGATCCAGCAAATCGGCGACCTTAGGAATGATAAATTCTCCCTTAGTTGTATAGTCAGCGATTAAAACTCTACCGATAGACTGATTTTCGAAAAGGCTTTGCATTGCTTGTAGATTTTTTTGATTAATGCCGCCCTTCTCTGGCTCCGTACCCATAGTGACCAAAAGAATTACTTGCTGCATGGTTCTAGTTAAGGCCATGTCCATTTTTTTCATTTCCGCTTTCCAGTTTATGTCATCAAGAACAGGATACCCCATGGGTACAGCGAAAGGCTCATAGTCTTGTTTTTTGTAAAAAATCACTTTTACTCTTTCGTTGTCTAGGGCAACCTGAATTGAAGTCGCGCCACCTTTAACTTTTTTCTTCATCTCGGGCTCTAAAGAATTGAGCATTTCTATTTCTTCTTCTGTCTTGGGATTCCTTAGCCGAGCCAGCTCATAAGGATTTAGAACTTTAAAGTATTTTGCATCTAAAGCGAAGGTGACATTGCCACCGACTTGTATATCGGCGGGATTTAATATAATATATTTTATTGGTAGATCTACTTTGTCTGCGGCGAAAGTTTGAGTAATTTTTTTGGCCTCTTCCTTTTTGATCTTCTTTTGCATTCTGTATACGAAAACATTTCCAGACCGATAGTACTCCCGGAAAAACTTGTCTTGAAAACACCACAAGTTGATCTTTTTAAACAGCGCCTCAAAAAACTCTTGAGACTTTTTACTCCCCCCCCTGAAAGTGATTTGGCTAATCGAGAGTTCTGTCATTAGATCTATCGCGTTCCTAAATATAGAAAAATTATAATAAGCTTTTTGACACAATTCGACCGCATCTTTAACGTCTATATTGGTTGTGCCTTTAGAGTAATTAAAAGGCACTAATCCGTCTTCGATATTTGTAAACCTGTCAGTTCTTTGTATTGAGCTAGCGACATTCCTTCTCCGAGACGTACTGCTCCTAGTTGCCGCGGTAGAGTCATAAACCATCTGAGGGATTGCACTAGCAACAGGCTTTTTGCGCGGATTAGGCTTAGCGGTTTTCTTCGTTGGGGTTTTTCCGACGGACGAAGTGGGTTTTTCGGTGTTTTTGCTCATATTATTCGATGGATATTACACTAAAACTATTTTTGAAGAAAAAAACAAAAAAAATTTAAAATTATTTCCCAAAAAGTGATTTATATTAATCTTGGGACGAACGTTTCCTGAAAATCTTCAACATTAATGCGCATCATATCATAATAGCACTTAACCGCCCAGCTGCCCAGCATCAAGGCCGTGTAGTTGTCTTTACGGGCCCTAGTTGAGCTTGTGGAGCGTTTTAGATGCTGGGGTAGGTCAAAGGTCTGCGTGCCCCTTGCGGTCGTTCTAACCTCAACTAGGGCGCATTGCCGCTTAACCTGATAGACTAGCTCGTCCTGCCTTTCTATAAACTCGCCAATATTTTGCTCTCCTACTAAATCCATTTTTATAGTTCTTCCGCTCGTCGCCGAACTGAACTCGCTACCATTCGCTGTGGTTTTAGATGCAAACCAGATTTTCTTATGGTCTATATTGGCTTGAAGCTGCTCGTTAGCCTTCCTTATAAACTCTGTCGAAAAATTCTGTTTGAAACATATTTTTTTTATTTGTTTATTATATCGCCTTCTCGCGTTTCTAACCTGCTTGTCATAATCCACGCCTTCCTTGTCGCTCTCAAAATCAAAGAATTTCAGATTTATATTTTTAGCAGTAAATAGTCCGTGTTCATTTGCGCTATCTATGAACTGAAAGCCAGCGTTGTCAATAACAATCATTTCTAGATTAAAATTATCAACTATATAATATAAATATTTAATATGGTCTTTTAGGTTACCTCCTGCGACAGAATAATTATGGACTAGATAGCTTTCTTCTTTTTCCTTGCCTAAGGCCATCACGGCCATAGCAAAAAAGTCAGACGTAGGGCTGTTGCTAAAACTAGGATCAATCGCTAAAATGTATTTTTCGTCAGGCCTACCTCTTATTAACGTATTTGGGGATTCTCCGTCTGGGATTGTGCATTCGTGCATTTTCTTTGCACTAAAATAGCTATCGCTTCCGTCTGTAAATTGCGCGCAGTATTCTCGCTGAAAAGAAGAATGGCTTTGTCCGCCGTTCTGAGCCTCCTCGATGATATTGCTGTCGATCATGTCTTCAGGAAGCGCTTCGTACCCCATTTGGCTTATAAAGTAGGAGGAGTCAAGGACGTCCTTAGAATAAATTTTGTTTGACCACTCGCTGTATGTTTTATATAAATTTTCAAAAGTATAACTTGCGGAAGAAAGGCATATCATTTTAGAGTTATTTTCAAATTGTATTCTGTCATTTTCTTCCATAGCCCCCTCTTTGATCAGCTTGTCTTCTACCTCTCTGATTTCTAAGCGCTCCTTTATGTCTTGGGGAGCAACCAAGAAAGGCATAAGCACGGTTTTGACGATATCTTCAGGGAGCAAGAGGTACTCATCTAACACAAGAACGTTAGCTCTAAAACCACGAATTTTTTCGCCAGAAAGAGGAATGGCAGTAATCGTACCTCCGTTTATTTTCCATTGGAATTGATCGTTCCTTTTTGACTTCGCGCCGAAACACTGCATAAGTAATTCTGCGCCCTTAGTCTCAACCATTTTTTCTAAGTTCTCAAATATGAACCTAGCCGTTCTAAAAGTCGGCCCAGCTATTAAAATTTTTGTGTTAGGTTCAAATATACATTGCAAAAAACAGTAGACCGCAGCAATGAATGACTTGCCACAACCACGACCCCAAACACACATGCTAAAGTTGCGGTTAAAAAGCCCCTTCAAAGTGATCTCTTGATATGGAGCGAGTTTGATCCCAGAGATCAGCTCTGTAGTAAACCCTAGGTTTGCCCTAAGGAATTTAGCTAAAGAAATCTTGGCCTCTTTATCGTTTAGATCTCCTTTTATTTTCAAGAGCTCCGCATTGACATCGATCGTTTCTTTTTCGTATTTTTCTGGAGCGTACCACATTATAATATCTTTTTATCGTATGCTAGTTGTAGGTCTATCTTTTTGTAAGCACACTCGCAAGTGAAAATTCTTTCTACTATCCTAGAAGACTCTTTTCTTCCGGAGACGAAGAGGAATTGGAGGGAGGGGTGTTCTTGAGCCAGCGTTCTAACTCTATGAAAAATGAATTCGGGAGTAGCTCTAATTTTTTTAGATATATGTGGCAGATAAGGAAAGCTCATAGCATTCTGAAGAGAATCCTCTACGAGAACCACTAGGTTAGCCTCGGCCTCCTCGGATCTTTTAATTTCGTTTATAAATCTTTCATACCCTCCGCTAATAGTTCCAATAAAATCAGACAAATTTTTTCTTTCTATATAGCAATTACATGTAGCGTCTTTATCGCTAAAAGAATAGTCTCCAAATTTTAGAGTTTTAATTTCGGTAGCCCTCTCGAACTTAAGGGGTTTCTGCTCTCTCGTGTCTATAAATATTTTATATTCTGATTTGTCGTATTCAGACCCAGAAACGATCTCTCCAAAATTACCGTATTTGTTTTTGAAGCCCAACCCAGAACACAGTTTGTAATAGTCATCAAATTCTTTTTCGTAATATTGAATGGGAGGACTCATAATACTTCGTAATTCAACTTGAGAAGGGGAATAAATTAGCCCTTTGTTTTTCTTCCTGTTCTTGAGGAGAGAGACGCAGTATTCGTCTGCTTCTTTTTTCGGCTGGTTCTTTAGCCAAAGCTTTAGGTTGGTTTTGCTATTAAAGTCTGTCGTTAAATATTGGTTTTTGCTTTTGAATTTAATAATTTTATTATCGTGCAAATCATGTCTAGGAAAGTGCTTCTGATAATATTCGACCATTAACAAGCCATGTGCTTTTAAATGCGCATGTAATTGTCTTTCTGTCTCGAACTCTTTTTCGCACGCCTTACAAATCACGTTACTCATCCAAAACTTCTCCTTCAGTTAAACCCAAGATTTTGGCTTTGAGTTCTCCCATTTCCATTAGTGAGCCCATTTCGTCTTTTATAGTTTTCTTTCTAAGATCAGCAAGCTTTAGAAGTTTCTTTCTGGTTTTTTCTTCTTTCCATACTTCAACGAGATTAAGGATGCTCGCCGTGGCGCCCAATTGGTTCTTAAGTCGGTCGCTTCTTTTTTGTTTTAGATCCCCAAGCAGCTTGTGCTGTCTGTTAATGCACTGGTTGTATTCTGTTTGAGAGCCGCCAATGGCGTCTACCAAAGACATAGAAATTCTTCGGCCTTCTGTATCGTTAGCTACGTCATCTAGTAAATCCTGAAGGCGCCCTACCCTGTGTTGAATATCGGAAGCAATGACAACTTCTGTTGACAAAATTATATATTGGTCAACCTCTTCTTGGGTAAGATCATACTTGTCGTAAGTATATCTAATAAAACTGCTTTCGAATAAGTCTCTGCTGGTTTGAGAAGAGTAGCTGTTTATTTGATGCGTAAAACGATAGGTATTTAAATATCCCATGGTTGATTCAACGTCTTTTTTCTCTTTAGGAACCATTTTACTCTTTTCCAGAGACTGATAAATATATTTGTTAATTCTAGATAGCGTTCTGTCAAATGTTCCCGGGGGTTTATATGTGGACGAGGGGATATTTTGTGGGCTTTCGTAAGGTTCGAAATTCAACGTCTTTATGTATTCGTTTACGGTTCTGGTTTCTTGGTGGAGCGGGGTTATTTCGTTGTTCGCAAAAATTATTCTAGCTATTTCTGTCGCGCTCATGACCTGAGCATTGTTGCGTACGAATTCTTCATGTTCGTCCGAAAGCTCTATTTTTTCTTTAGCTTTGTATTGGTGTGCTCCTCTAGCTTTTATTTTTCTGGTGGCCAAAAATTCTTTTACCAATCTTCCCTTTTTGCTTCTACCATCAACTTTTTCGTTTGGGTACGCTATCTTAATTAGCTCTAGAAGAGAAGGGGGATTTTCTTCGCGAGAATTCCATTCGCTTATAATATCCTCTTGCTGTTTTGGGGTTAATTGTTTGTCTTCCATTTTTAATAGATATCTACTTCTTCGTCGTCCATAAGTTTTTTTACTTTTTTTATTATGGTTTTTTTAATATTCTTGATCTGTTTGTAGCCCGGCGCTCTATTGAGTTCTGAAGTTTTGTAGCCCACCCTTTTTGCTGTTTCTTCTTCTGATAAATAATTAATATAAAGACATTCATATACTTGCCATTCGTTCTTTTTGAGAATGGTTTTCATTTTGTTGTGTATTTTTTCTGCGGCGCGCTCTACATCAAACCCCGTCTGATTGGCATATGAATAAACTTCTTGCGAGTGGCTTTCTAGAGCTACGGGCAGTTTGGTATCGTATGCGCTTTTCTTGTTCATTTCCCAATTTTTATAAAGAGGA